CCGGTGTGTTTTTGATACACCAAATCCTTGTATTGAACATATCCGAACAACATATTTTCAACAAGTGTGTGACGTAGGGTCTTATTTTCGTCAGAGTCGTTGTACACACCATTCACAACATCCAACACAGCAAAAGCTAATTGCGCTGTGTAGTGGCCATCCCAATTCTTCACATCCACATCATATCCTTGGTCGTTCAAAGATAGAGCTCTCCCCATCAAGTTGAAAGAAGCTGGCGATTCAATGTTAATGCCCACACAATATTCGTTAATCCCATCAGCTAGCCCATATAGCTGGCTGAAGAAATCTCCGAAATACTTGCGGTACAACACTGTCGTAGTGGCTGGCATTACCACAATCGATCTTGTTTTTGGCTCTCTATCCTTAGGCCACTCCGAATATGGAACTCTATTATGATAATAGTGATCCACTTCCGCAGGGTTCAGGTCGAGGGCTTTACCAATTGGCCGCAGCTCATCCTTCATTACTTCCATCATAATCAATGAGGGTGTCTTTCCATGTTTCATCATTTCTTCCATCTCCTCAACATCCTTCATGAATCCCGGATCAACTTTCACTGTCCCGTCCAACTGCATTTGCATTACTGACAACTTACCAGGCACATGTCCTCGGGTATACACATAAGGTATCCCCAATGATGTTTTCATGTTCATGTGTCGCATCAAGTCATTACCTGCAATAGCTTCTTCTGTTGACAACACCCGTGGTTTCTTAACCAGACTAAGGTAATGCTCTACACGTTCGTCCACTGCCATTTCCAAAACTGCTGCAGGCAATCCCAACATCGAGTCACGCCCATACTTGTTTATCGAATTCTTAATCGGATCACCACAAGCCGCTCCGTGTCTGGAGCTAAGAATTGCAGGAATTCTACCAATATCAAAGTGTTCGAAAACAGGTGTTGTTCGGTATTGTGTCTCGGTCCCAATGTGCAAGACTTTTTCAGCGGGAATAGTGCCTACAAGTGTGAGATTTCGCTCAAGTAGTCCGCTTGTTTCTTGACAACACTGTCCATCTTCATTCGCGTAATCAGGTTGTGGTGATATGCTAGGATACATCTTGCTCACCCTCTGGTATTCTTCCATAAAGGCTTCATACGAAAGGTTGGTGCAGTATGACTTTCCAGCATATGTGAATGACTGATATCCAAGAATAACACGAGGATTTTGTGCCAGTGGTCTTTTGTTAATGACTATACCACCTGATGTTCCACGATCAACTTCTGTAGCATACATGCTCATTGACGGCGCACAATAGCTCATCCCACTTCTGAAGTTGGCTTTAAAATTGAGTGCTCTACCCATATAGGGTTGAGTCTCTTTCTCCAATTTGCCATCATTCATGTACAATAGAGTCAGTGTACGTCCCATTTCACCTTCCAAGTCACGTTCGGTCATCATCAACTTCGTCAAGTTCTTCCACGCTGGTATTTCACGATGGTGAAACAAACACAAATCCGAATTCCCAAATTGTAGCACATTGCGGCCAGTGCCTACAACTGTCATCCATGCTCCTGGTTTAATTTGGAACATCACTTGAAATTCATCATTGTCTTTGTACTTCCCCAACGCATGATGCACCAGTAAAAGAACCTTGGGAGCCATTCTGTATCCTTGACATCGAGCGCCATTAATATGGACTTCTGTGATAGCCTCAATCAAATGTCTATTTATAGCAGCATCGTCCACTGTATATCTTGGGGATGTTGAATGTCTCCCAAAAATATTGTTTGATGTTACCGATGTTTCCTTTGGTATAAACAGGCGCGAGAACATAGTACAAACTGCAATTATACCAAGAGCAGTCAGCCCTATCATCACAGGAATCTTAAAATCAGCACACTTTGTCCACACATACGTCGCAGCACCAACAATGGTATCCCAGATCTGTTTGAACAACTTTCCAACTTTCTTTGCCATCGTCTGTCCAAGCTGCATAATGGCTCGCAAGACTGTCACTTCACGGTACTTCGTTTTGTACAACTTCTGTCTGTCAGCCTCTTTTAGACTGAAAAAGATTTCAGCTGTATTTCGGAACCATTTGGAAACACCCATTGCATATGATCCATCACACACTACGAACCCACCAAAGATCGGAACTCGCATCGCTGTCATATCAGCAAGCATGCTGGTGTCGATCAACCATTGCCCTTCTTCATACCTTAACATGGTGAAGAATGCTGTGCTCATGCCTTCTGGAAATGGACGATCTCCCCAATCTTCTTTCTGTTCATCAGTCAAATCAAACCATCGGAGCTGTCCCAATCCTACGACCATAGGATTAGTATGTATCTGAATGTTACCATTAACGTTAACCTTCATTACATACCTCATCTGGGGACCGATCTTGTACACTTTAGGTCTGATTTCCGATTCAGGGCTGCCAAACTCAATCCGAT